ATCAAGAACAATACCTGCCTGGTCAGTGGGGACAATAAGGTCATCCCCATAGACGTAGATACCACGCGAAACGTGCAATACATTTGCGTGAGTACATGGAAGCTGTAACCCCTTCAGAAGAGCCGCTACACATATTGTGTAGAAGTACATCGACTCAACTGGGAAGCACAGAGCGGAACCCATCGACGCAAATTTACCAAGAGGGCCAATAATACGGCCATCAGGCAAAACTGCGTGGGTCGAGCGACATGCATCCACCGCACCCTGTAGATCAGGATACGACCGAAACATCTCTAAAGCCAGATCACGCGGAACGCGATCACTGGCCTCTGAGAGGTCAATCGTTGCTAACTGACCTGCTCTCGACGCGTACATAGCCATCCTTTGATTTATACCCTGGTCTCGAAAATTAACGTGACCACGGGACAAAGGGGCAGATTCGATCGCATCATATAACAGCGATCGTATGCCTTGCTGCGCGTATTGCATACACACAGGCTCTATAGCTATGATTCTGGGGCCTTTCAACGTTTTTGGGACTGGAGTAACCCTAACAGGTAACTCCTGATCCTTTGGGACGAACGAAACCTCCTTGACTTCTTTCGAATCCATAGCGCTTAATAAAAAGGCCATGTCATAGAAAGAAAAGCAATTGTCAAGGCGTTCATACCAACACTTCCAAACGTACTTCTGGTTACCAGAAATCCGTTCAGCGGTGGCTCCGGGGCCGTGCCGAGGGAATAGCACACAATCGCGTAAGCGATATATGGCATTATCCCAGAGCACACTAGACACAGCAAGAAATTCCGCTTTGTCCAGCTCGGTAAGCTTAAATTCGTTGAACGACTGCTCAATTGCGATGAACCCGTCGATCGCCGCCTGCGTCCTTGCGGACGTACACGGTAGTTCGACCTTCTTGAAGGTAAGGCATATCTGCCGAATACCATCAATAACGGTGGTAAGATCGATAGAAGAAACATTTTCATCGTAAATTCTCCCATTCTCAACGTCAAAGATTGATCCGAGCATACCTCCCAAAAAGGCGGGGATTGCTCCACGGAAAGGAAAACCACGAAATTCGGTTCTCCTCCATGAGGGGTCAACAAACCCAATCGCAAGGGCTTTTTCAAACGCCTTGCAGAAATTGGGAAGGGATATCGTTAGAAACGAAAGTCCCTCTTCTTTGACGCGTGATCGTATAGTTTTTAGATCACGTAAATCAGAGACATCAGCAGGACATCTAGTGGTTGCATCTAAATAGATGCGCTCCACCAACTCCAGGTAGTCACTTACGTTGCTTTTCAAGGGTCCCCCTATTCGGGAGGTTAACCTTCAAGCCACATCATGTCTGCCAGGAAGAGATGCCAGTAAAACGGCATCACGCTCTGTGATACCGGTAGGTACCGGAAATTAACCGCTCGACGTCCGAAATGGTATGTCCTCCCTTTCAGGGAAAGGACTGGCCAGATCGGAAGATCTACGCGCCTGGTCTGTGTGTTGTTCTAACAGACTCGTTGCAACGCCTTGATGGACGTCGGCCAGCTCGAGAGCTGACGGCGAGAAGAGAATTGTAAAAGCGTCGATCACGTTGGATACAGCAAGAAGTCTAGCTTTTGGAAAGACTTGATGCCCCATCTGCATAGCAGCAGAGGCAACCTGTAAAGCAGCGAGAACACGAAAGGTCGTGTTAGTGCGCAGAGAAGCGATAGTCACTGGGGTCATAATTAAGACTCCTGTGCATAAAGCTTCTTAAGCCCAGCATTTGTTGAAGCAGTCAAGGCGCCAATAAGGCAACTTGTCTGATCCACGATGTCGGTCTCGGAGAACCCTGTAACGGGTCTATCGATGACCAAATACACACCGCATCCAGTATCAAGGATACTGTTTGCGTCTGTATCGATGTTCCGATCAAGCCTCGCCATCGACCGAACGCGATTCTTCGACGTTTGGTGGGAGAGTGTAATGATCAGAGAACCATCTGACTTTCGGTAAATAGATTTACTACCGGAAGTACTGACACGTGGCAAAGTTTGGGCAACTGTAGCATAAGTCACAGATGCAATTGGATCAGCAAACATGGTTGTGGTTGACCTCCAAAGAGTAATATCGAGGTGAATCCTGCCCTGCACCCGCCTTCTCGAAGGGCGTATGCTGATCTAAGGAGCAAGAAGATAATCCAGGCCAATCGGGCAAAACTATTTCGAAAACTTAACGTTCTTCGAAAGGCCCAAAGCGGCAAGGATTGACCACTGAGTGGCATTTAAACTGCCACCAAGGACGAAACCGTAAGGACTAAATCCACTCTCCCGTTGCTTCACGTCGATAAAACGCGTGGAGGACAACGATACAGCACCCTGTCGAAGAAACAATGTGTGAAAACTTGTTATCTTCCGCAGATGATGGTGCATCAAGTAGAGATATTTAGTCACCATACCATCTAAGGCGATAGCATCATTGTGTTCGATTATTCGACCAATGTTACTAAACCAATCGATGGCCCATGACCAAGGAATTGCTTTCCAAATGTGGTAAGGAGTCAAACGAAGGCCGGTCGCCGTCAGATGACGGTTAACGGCTGCCACCGTACTCCCATAATAGGGAAGGTTGGCATCAAACTCCGGTCGATAATACTTAAACGTGCCTTCGGCCCAGCAACGTGTGGTCTCTTCTGACCACACCTCACAAAGGCCAGTGCACAAATTACCGTCTATCGACTTAACTTCGCACATGTCAGTCAGGGCAGGTTCACACCCTGCGGTGTAAACCTTTCCCAACTTAGTGCTAGTTACCACATCAAGGAGAGTCCCGCTCCTCTTCTGCCAGACATTATTACCCGATTTAATACTATCGAGGTATTGCCTGGAGAATATGAGATAGTCAGTTAAACTGGCTATATCATTACAGAAGGGAATCCATCCAAACTGGAGGTTGAGATAGTCTTCCGACACCCGACTGGGCATCAGAAGATTCCGCTTCGCGTAGCTAACGCCTACTTCTTGGACATACAAGTCCTTGAAGAAACGCGCAGTTTGACGAAGCTGGCCCGGAACGTCTTTGAATTCAAACAAGGCGTTCAGAGCTTGCACCTTCTCAATCTTTGGCTTGATATCGAAAGCCCGGGACTCAAAACTACTTAGATCATCCACAAAAGCATTCGACTTAAGATTGGCCGATCCACCTTGCTGAAAAACACTCAGTGAAATCGGATCAAAAGCCGTAAACGGGTTATAACCTAACCCGCCCGTATACACCTTCCGGGTTGAACCGGAAGTAGATGTAAACGTGCCGCTTGCCATTGGGCTTAATGAGGATGAACTCACCTTTACCGATGCGAATGGACCTCCTGTACGAAAGACACGGGAGCCAAATCTGTCTCTTGAGGCAGACTTGGCGTTGTTATTATCCCAAGTTTTCTCGTATAGACCAGAAGGACCGACACCAGTCAAGAAAACATTACTGCTTGACTGGAGGACCCCAGAGACGTACGTCTTCTTGACGCCAACGGCTTTGGTAGTCGCGTTTTTAATCGTACCATTCGGGCTATACCTCTCTCGGTAACGGGAAAAAGTAGTCACAAGCATTCCTCCTAGCAAGTTAGAACAAAGTAAACCCTAGTACTACCAGGGCTTGCGAAAACGGTTATCG